GCCATGCGTGTTCTGTGACTGTTGTTTATGAGGCAGCGTAATGAATCTAAATGAACTAGGGCTAATGCCCACCGACGACACCGACATTCTTACATTGCGTATGAAACATCAACGGAACCTGCTATTAGCACAATCCGATTGGACGATGCACACGGATGCACCAACCGATAAAACAGCGTGGGGCGCATACCGTCAGGCGATGCGTGATTTTCCTGCGACTTGGGAACCGTCAGAGGTTGCAGACTTTCCGTTACCACCTGAATGAGTAGGTTGCGTTGGTTTGTATTCGCACCTGTCGCACTACTCGCCATATTTAGTTCTAGCGTTCCTGCATACGCAACTAATCCAATCATCACGGCACCTACGGACTACTGGTTTGAGTATGAGGAAACAACACAGTTCATAGCGCAAACCTACATGATTGAAGGCTTTAACTCAGACCCGCAACTGTGGCTTTACAACGAGGCAGGAACAGAGTTAATAAGCAATGATGATTTCTACGGCTTGCAATCGTACATTTCTATAGAGGTGCCTGCGGGTAAATATCGTTTGAGGGCTGGCACTTGCTGCTGGCAACCTGATGTGTGGCGTGGAGGCAACGGCTGGAATGTGCAGTATGAATTGGCTTTTAACGGCGTTGGTTCGGTGCAGACAACGACTTCGGTGCCTACCACCACTTCTTCGACAACGACAACCACAACAGTGCCCCCGACAACAACAACAAGCACGACAAGTACAACATCAACGACTTCTACAACCTCTACGACTTCTACGAATTCAACGAGTACAACTACTTCGACTACTACAACGACATTGCCTGCAACAACAACCACACAAGCGAGTACCACAACTTCAAGTACAACCACAACGGTAGTTCCCACAACAACCACAAGCACAATTGCGCCGACCACTTCAACAAGTTTGCCGCCAACAACAACGACAACCACATTGCCACAAACGACAACAACAATTGTGAGTCCTTCTTCAACTCAACCTAGCCCTACAACTACGGCAAGACCGATTACGACAACCAGCACAGTCCAACAAACCACAAGTACAATATCCACAACGACCAGCATAGCAAATACAACCACCACTACAACAACTGTTGTTGAACAAACTACGACTACTCAAAAACCAATCGCCACAACCACGCCTATTGCGACAACCACAACACTTGTGATGCAATCATCAACAACAACATCACTGCCGCCAGAACCCGTTACAACGCCAATCACGGCATCTGCGTCTGTTGAACAGGTTGCAACAGCCGTTAGCACCATTTTGGAACAAGATTTAACTACAAATCAGTTTTCAGAGGCAATTGGCAGTGTTCTTGCCAATGATTTATCAGTAAAACAATTTGCGGTTGTGTTGGAAACAATTTTTGATGAGCCAATTTCAGACGAGAAATTTGATGCTGTCATTTCGGCTGTGTTGGACGAACCAATTTCCAATGAGCAATTTGCTCAATTGGTCAATGTCTTGGAATCGCCTTCAATTACTGCCGACCAAGTTGCCAATGCCGTTGATGCCATTATTAAAAATGATGTTACGCAAGAACAGGCAACTGAACTTGCCACAAGCGCAAAAGTTTTGGAAAGCGTTAATGGCGACCAAGCCACAGAGATTTTTGATGCAATCAATATTAGTGAGGTATCAACAGAACAAGGATTGGCAATTGTTGCTGCCGTTCAAGATGCGCCTACGGAAGTTAAAAAAGCATTTGAAGAACAAATCAATGTGTTTGATGGTGTGGTTGATACTTATGTGCCAATTGGTAGTTCTGTTCCTGTTTCTTCTCGGCGTGCTTTGATTGCAATAACAGCCGCAATGAGTGCTGTTCCAGTTGCCACAAGAAAAGTTAGGTGATGCTGTGCCATTCATACAGTCTCGGCAAGAATGTTCTGTGTGAAACGCTTACTAAATGAATTGAGCGGACTGGCATGGACATTGGCAGGCACAGGGCTTGTCCTCATTACATTGACAGGTTCAACACGCCGTCTTGGAATCATCATCAGTTCTATCGGCTTGGCAATTAATGTGATTGCCTTAATACTTCAAGGAGATGAAGAATGAACACAATTGTTTTGCGTGTATTGGCGGTGTTCGGATATTCCGCTATGGGCATTATTGGTGGTGCCGCCGTCCTCGGCGATATTCCAGTATGGAAAGCCGCTGTGCTTGCTGGCATTGCCTCCGCCTCTCAAGTAATTGAAAAATTGGCTCGTGCTTATGCCGATGATGGCAAAATAACCAAAGAAGAATTAAACGAAGCGTTTTCAAACAAAAAGGGAACCAACTAATGGCACGCAAATACACAGGCAACAGCGATGGATTAAGCAAAACAGGCGCAAAAGAAGGCACAGAAAAGTTGCTTGAACTTTGCCAAAAACGGTGGGGCTTCACCAATCTCGGCATATTTGCCAATCGTTCAATGAAAAATCCAAAGGCAATTCCTGGAGACCCCAAATGGTTATCCGTTCATGCCACAGGACGAGCAATTGATTTGGGCTACACCGACAGAAAAAAGGCAATTCAAGCATGGGATTGGTTTTTGCAGCACTCGGCTGCCCTTGGCATAGAGGAACTTCACGATTATGCCTATGATGCCAATGTCAAGGACAAGGCACTTGGCTGGGGGCGTGGTTATCGGTGCAGTCGTGGCGAAGGCACAGACCCCAAATCGGTAAAGATTTATGATTCAAAGGATAATGCTGGTTCACAAGGCGGACATTGGTTGCATTGCGAACTTTCGCCTGAAATGGCAAATGATGCCGCCAAGTTTGAAGCAGCGTGGCGTGCCTTGCCTAAACCAGCATGAGTGAAGCAATCATTGTTGCCAGTATTGCCTCGCTTGGTGCCGTGCTTGCCGCTTTGATTCAGACGCTGAGGAAAGAAAATAAAACTGACCATGCTTTGGTTGTACAAGGCATGGCACGAATTGAAACAAAGATTGACGGTCACATCAACGACCATGCCAAAGGTGACCTGTAAGAGTTGATGACACGGTGGGCGTGATTCGCTGCCACTTCTGCCGTGTCATCACACCAACTGTGCCACTTTTTTGCCGTCCATAACCTTGTAACACGGTTCATGTAATATCAACTACATGAATAAACAACTCATTCCTAAACCAACACACGGCAGTCTTGAATGGCTGAAAATTAGACATCGTGACCCAAATGGACGGTGCATTGTTGGTGCAAGTGAAGTTTCAACTTTGATGAACGCCAATCAATACGAAACAATTGGCGATTTAGCGGTGCGTAAATTAATGCAACCCGAAATAACAGCACCAAACGAAGCGATGAGGCGTGGAACAATTCTTGAATCTGCATTGTTGCAATACGCCAGCGAAGAATTGCGTTTGGATATTGATACACCCGAAGTCATGTATCTCAATGACCGTATTATCAGCACACTTGATGGACGAGCAAAGTTTCCTGATGACCAAGTAATCGTTGAAGCCAAAACAAATAACTTTTGGTCACACGGTCAAGAACTTCCGTCATCATGGTTTTGGCAAGCACAAGCCCAAATGTTCTGTACGGACACAGACCTTGTGCAATTTGTTGTATTGGATAAACACATGCGATTGGGTATGAATACAGTTGAACGCCATGATTTAATGATTGAACGCATGGTTGAAGCCGTGGAAACATTTTGTACAGCAATTGATGAAGAAAGATTGCCCAATGATATTGCGCTTACGGTGCCGCAAGTTAATGATTTGTTCCCGAAAGCCGAAGGCGAAGTTGAACTTGACCATTCATCATTGATGTTGATTGACGAATGGAACGCAATCAAAGACGCAATGAAAGATTTGGATGCAAAAGAAAAAGCAATCAAAGATGCACTTGCCAATTTGTTGCGAGACAGCGAATTTGGAAGCGTGAATGGACAGCGTGTGTTGTCTTTCAAATCACAATCAGCAAAACGCTTTGATGCCAAAGCATTTGTTGCGGCTCATCCCGAATTGGAATCACAATTCACAACACAATCATCATTCCGAGTATTGCGAGTTGTGAAGTGAAAGCAAAAGCATTGGTCATACCAATCAACGGCGAATGTTACGACCTGAATTTGCCCGAACAATCAGCGCACATAATTATTGGCGAACATGTCGGAGGACATTTTGATGTTGTACGCCGTGAAAGCGTTGTTGGTTATGTTCACGATGAAGGATTGCTAATTGGATTACCAATAAATCCAAAAGCATCGTTGTTGTTTAATCAATATTTGGTTGGCAATTGCGTTGTGGTTGGTTGTTACAACGCCAAAGGAAAGTTTGATGGTGACGATTACGATGTCCCATCACAAATTGTGGACATGTTAAACACATGGAAACTAATACCAACAAAACAGGAGACAGAAAATGAGTGAAATAATTACCCTATTAAGCAAAGTCATGGACGATGCTGGTGCCGTACATAAAAACGAACGGAACAATCATCAACAATTTAACTTTCGTGGCATTGATGCGGTTGTTAATGCCGTATCGCCAGCCTTACGGAAACATGGAGTGGTGGTAATTCCCACAATCAATTCATGTGATTACGAAACGGTTGAAGTCGGGCAAAACAGGTCACGAATGGCAAGCGTTCGTGTAAATGTGACATATACATTCCACGCACCTGATGGTTCAAGCGTTGGCGCAACCGTGTCCGCTGAAAGCATGGACTCAGGTGATAAAGCCACCGCAAAAGCAATGAGCGTGGCGTTTCGTACTGCATTGCTTCAAACATTGTGCCTGCCAACCGATGACATTGACCCTGATGCCACCACTTATGAACGCTCATCTGCCGTTAAAACAGAAACACCGCCACGATTAACTAACCGACCAATCCCAACACCGATTGATGATGACCCGATTGCTACAACACCTGCTCGGAAACGGGCTGAGGTTGGAAGTGCCGCTAAGAAAACCATTAATGCTTCGGCACATGGAAAGGTAACTGAAAACCAAATCAAATTCATGCACACGGTTACTGAACAAATCAACGCTGATGATTCATTGTTGAAAGATTTGGCTAATGGAAGTTCATTGACGGAATTATCCAGCGCAGATGCATCAGCAATTATTGACAAATTGCTTGCTGTAAAGCGTGGCAAAGCAACAATGGTGTTTGACGAACACGGCAAAGCCGACATTCTCAAAGAGGAGGAATAAATGGAAATTTGTATTTCAGCACCAGCGATTCATGGTGAATATGTCATTTCAAAAGGCGATAACAAAAAGTGGTACATCACCCGATATGCCAATTGTTACCGAAACGGTGGACAAAACACCGAGGAATACGAACATGAAAGCCCATTTACACGGTCATCATCAGCCAAACGCTGGATTCAAAATGATTTGAAACGAATTGTGGAGAATCAAGAATGATTTTGAGTGATGTGACTATTCATTTATCTGAT